GCTTGTGTATCTCCGCCACTCATAGCGAACATAGGGTCTATCTCACCTTGTTCAATCATTGCTCCAGTTTGTTGTAACATCTGAGCTATAGCTGGAGAGTGTTTAGTTCCGTACTCTTGTATCATTAATCCTGCTGTTTTCATATAACCCGCTGGGTTCATCTGTAACATAGCTTGACCAATCGGTCCATTAATAACTGTCTCTAGCAATAACTGATTACGCTCTTCTGCGTTGTTAGCTGGAGTAGCTATAACTTTTAAGTCTACCTCTGCGTACTTAACATCTGTATCGGGCTGATTAAGAGGAGTCATAACAATAGCTCCGTTAGCGTCCTTTAGATACTCTCCCGTTTCTGGGTCTTCTTCTGGCTCGAACACTGGTGTAGTAATCGGCTCACCAGTTCTAGGGTCTATTTCTCCCGTAGGCATCTGAATTGATTGATTAATCGTAATGTAACGACCGCCATTAACTGGGTCAGCTACTCTAATCATATCCTCAGCTGTCCAATACTGCTGTATCAGATTAACTATATCCCAACCAATCATCTTGTTCATATACTTAATTCTATCAGTCATAATAGATAACTGAGAAGAAGAACTGTTAGATTGTAGCTGAACTTTACGACCACTATCAGAAGCGAACGCTTGTCCTAAGAAGCTATCATTAATACCTAACACGGCTTTGATACGCTCCAGAGCTTTATCAATAATTGAATACTGAGCTAGTACGTCTCTTGACATATCCTCAATTTGGATACCTTGTAGGTCAGTTACCTTAACTACACCACTAACAGAAGCAAAAGCTTTCTTAAACTCGTCAATATTATCTACTGCGTTATCTTCAACGAAAGCTTTAGAAGTGTTAATTAGTAGCTGTATCTGAACTAGAGCTTGATTGATAGCTTTCTGAGGTTCGATAACCTCTTCAAAAGCACCATAGTATCCAGCTCTGTCAGACTCAAACAGTTTTACCGCTCTATAAGGAGAGATAACTTTCTTGAAGCTAACTTTCTTCTTCTCTAGTACAGAGTAATTACTCCAAACCACTTCCCACCAAACACCTTTACGCTTAACTACTGAGTGTATAACTTGGTAGTTATTCCATTGTCTATATCTACCTATAGCTTGTGAGTCGTACTCGCTCCACCACTCTGCTGTAACGTCCCCGTTGAGGTCATTATAATACTCTACAAGGGAGGCAGCCTTTTTCTTACCCCATACAGCTACTATTTGCTCTTCTGGCAACCATTTAAAACGGTGCTGAAAACGGGCATCTCGGCTATCATCTCTACGAGACATAGGGTCTATTCTTACCTGCCAGCTAGGGACACGCTCTAAGTTTATGTCGTACACAACTCTACCATACTTATCTATACGGCCAGTATCTTTAACCGTCTCATAGGTAACGCATAGCCCTGTTAATAGGCTGTCTAATTGAAGTTTGCGACGTATAGTTTCGTAATCGTTAGAATCCTGAACATATTGAACTACGTCATTAACAACCATAGCTGAGGTAGCTGAGTTCATGTGACGGGGTTCCACGTTGATCTGGTTAGCTACAGTATCGAAATAGCCTACCATTGCGTGAGCTAACATCTTAACAACATTATAAGTCTCTACAGGTTGCCCTCTTGAAGTTAATACCTGAGCTTGCACTGTAGTCCACTGTTTATTATGGTAGAGATCTAAAATAGCTCTACCCTCTAAAACAGAGTCCTCTAGCTCTACATTAGCTATTTCATAGGTATCTTTACACAACTTTAGAAGTTCTATCTCTCGGTTGGATTGCTTGACACTCTGTGTAGGGAGCTGTCCCGTAGCAGTGATATTAGCCATTATCCAAATAACCCTGTTAGAGCCCCTGATAAGCCCTCCATTCCACCTTTCATAAAACCTGCTGCATCGCTGGCCGATTGATTAGATTGACCTTGACTCAGCCCTGATTGTGCCCCGTACATACCACCTATAGAGTTAGCTGCACTCATATTAATATTAGCTAAGTTACCGTAGGAGTTTGTTATGCTAGAGTTGGCCGCTGATTTCTGGTTAGCTCCTGTATTCAGGAAACCTTGCTGCATACCTCTAACTTTGTCCTCAGCCATTAGATCGGACTCCGCCCCACCCTGAGCCTTAGCGAATGCAGCCTCTTTAGCTGTCTGCTGTTTCATTCCAGCGGTCTGTAATCCGCTAGCTGCCATCCTCTCGTTCATCTGAGTTAGCTCTTTGTCTATGTTTTCATTTAAGTTAGTCTTGTATTGTTGAGAATATTTAGCTGGGTCTAAATTTTGGTAGTAGCTGGATAAATTCTCCTCTATACCACCAAAAGTATCCTCCCAGTCACCTAGCATATCCTGAGAGAACTGTAGTGCATCCTCTCCATGTATGTTAGCCTGCTCGAAATACTTCTCCATCTCCGCTATGCCCTGACTTAAACTGTCCTGAGCTGACTGAGCAGAAGCGTCAGCACTTTTACTTGCGCTACGGTTTCCTGCTATACCTACAACTGGCGAACCTATCGCTGCCCCTGTAGCCACGTTATCTCCTGTTCAATATGTAAACTTTAGCAATGAGCGTGTGACGTTTATCTAACACAGCTATATGCTCGCTATCTATTTCCGTTGACCCTAGTATTAAGCCCTCTGGAAAATCCTCAAATAGTTTAGCATAGAACTATGTGAGTAATCTACCTTTTCTATAAGCTTCTTGTATGTAAACTCTTAATCCGTTGTATCTACGTAGGGTAGGCGCTATCCTCTCTGTCTCATCTCGGACAACGAAAAACCCTCTAAACTCACTATCTATATAAACTGTATCTAGCTCACTAGCCAAGTGTTCCAGCATGGTTTGGGCATAGTCCCTTACATCCTCACTAGCATCAGCTCCGAAAAGTTCTGCATACATCTCAGCTAATAATACAGTTAATTGAGGCAGATGCTTCTTAGTGGCTTTAATAATCATGGGTACATGATACACTAAAACCACTTAACTTTGGCTTAATGTATCAATTATTTGATTTACAACTCTCTTTACGTCCTCTATATCGTCACCTGTAGTTAGCTTGGGTATATCAGATACAAAAGCCTCCTCTGCCTCTTCTAAATCCTGTGTAGTAGCTGCGTTCCTCTGTTTAAAGGTCTGTAGCTCATCCACTTGATCGGTTATAATTTTTAACCTAGCAGCTAAATCGTTCTTATCCGTCACGGTAGCTCCCTAGGTTTCCAGCTATACTGGATGCTTTTAATGTCACCTTTACCCTCTACAATAAAGCCGATAGAATAGGATTTATTGTTATTATTCGGGATACCTATTGTTACTATATTATCTTTAGTAAACTCCACACCTCTACCCGTTCCTAAGCTTAAGATCTCAGCATCGTCTAGTGAGTTTAGTTCTGTGGTGGATATAATCTCACCACTACTGAATACAATAGAGAAGCTAAACTTACCATAGTAGTTAATTCTAACCTTATCATACTCTTTTAAGGTAGAGAAGCTACCATCTATGAATTGCGGGCTTACATAACTAAGAGTTGTAACATGTTGACCTTGATACAGATTCATAAGATTTAATCTGTATGGTGAACACTGTAAGAAGCTATCACATCCCAGTGGTTGGGAGCAAGCCAGATACACTGTGCTAGACACGCCAACTATAGCATTTACCTCACCATCTACAACTCCAACAGAGGTCAGATTCTCATAGCTTATCATCTTATAGCTAAACTTGTTACCTCGCTTAAAGTCAATAGCTATGATACCCTGCTCTAGTAGCGAGGTGCCCTCTGACGCTGCTGGATACAGCGTATCAGCTGGAAAAAGTAGCTCACTAGGTAGCAGGCTCGGCACGAAGCTAAGATAATATACAGCATTTAAAACGCAGGCACTAGATGGCTGCAAATTCTTTATGTACTCTATTTTATCTACAGTCGTCTCTAGTATGCTATAGCCATTAGACACACATACACCTGTCTCACCTAGCCATATAGCGTCCTCATTTATATACGCTATAGACTCCCTAGCTACACAGCCGAGAATGTTAGATACTACCTTTAATCGAAAGTTTCTAGGGTCAGAGCCTGCTAGGAGGTAGGTAAAGCTAACACCAAAAACTAGAAGCCCAGCAGGTACTTTGGCTATACCTGTTATCTTTTGGGGTAATACAAAAAAGTCACTTGAATACCATGAGTCAGGATTACCCAGAGCCGAGAAGAATAGCTTAGTATCTAAAGACCCGAACAGTCTCCCGTTTAGCTCTACAAAATCGTGCATACCATTTAGAGGAGCACCAGATCTCAGGGTGGACATTATTCTACCATCTATCTCGGTATCATAGAGCTCATCTGTATATGGTAGCTCAGCGGGGGTTATAGCTGCTACCATTGTAAATCTAGCTAGATACCCTCCTATTCTGTATATTCTATAGGTATCAGCTTCTATAGGCAGAGCCTCTAAAGCACTGAGTTTTATATCAGACTGAGTAACTATTAAGGATAGTGGTAGAGGTGAGGGAGCAGATTCAGCTCCAGTCGAGCTAGAATAAAAAGTGTACGCGTATAGGAACTCTCCACTGTGATGCCCAACTCCAGCATTAACTAGAGCTAACGTAGGGGATGCCTTAGGTGTAGGAATACCTAGAGGTAGCTCCCGTCCATCCCATAGCACTTTACCTGAGGTGACACCATTAGCCCAATACAGATTATTATTCAATAGTGCATTAGAGCGAAACCCATCATAAGCATACACAGTATTTAAAAACTCTATGAAGTGGGAGCCTGTTACTGCCTCTTTATCTTTTAGGTTCGGCATTGATCGGAGGGAGCCACGTCTAATATCTACATTAATTAGAGCTAGAGCCTCTGATTTAGCTAATAGATGGGGTGCTCGCACCGTGTTCATGCCAGCGGTGAAGTCAATCACCTCTGTGTTAGTTAAATTACCCATTACTTAGCTCTTACAATATAGTTGAGAGCTATATTTTTAGGTCTAGTCTCTTCACCCCCTGTAGGTGTAGTGATTACATCTCTGGTTATGTCTGGGGCCGCTGACATATTATCATCAGAAGCTCCATCTCCTACACGTTGTCCTACATTGCTAACTGTATGCTCATGTGCCTTAAATTCGTCTGCCTGAGCACTACCGAACTCTCTGTCTAGCTCTGGGTCATTTATATTGGCTGAGTCAAAACCACGTACAAACATCCCTTGCATATCTGGGAGATTGAATACACTAGGATTAGCTTGACCAAAAGTTGTACCCAGCACATTATACAGCTCTGGAAACGAAGCTACAGCTACCTCTTGACCTAGACATATCTCCCAGTCTGCTGGAATAGAGGTGCTAGGCCAGATAAGCATAGCACCTATAGGTGAAGCTCCCGGAACCTCAGCTCCGCCTGTTAGCTCATCAGCCTTTAATGCTCTACCTACAGGCACAGTTCCATCTTCAATAGCTATCACCTCATCAGTGACATCTTTTATTCCGTTCTCTCCGTGTAATAGGTTGCCACTGTTTATCGCAGGGGCAGCCCCATTAATCCACGGGGTAGGTATATATTCTTGCATTGCCATAGTAAGCTCCTTACCAGCTTATAGTGATACGTCCATTACCACCATTCATTCCATAAGAGACAGGCAAAAGGATACCTTGACCTGTTGAACCGCCCCCACCAGAACCTAAGGTACCAGCTGTACCACCGCCATAGTTAGGTACGCCATCACCATTTCCTCTACCGCCCTCAGCTAACCACGAGGCTCCACCGCCTCCGCCAGCTTCCGCTGCTGGTGCTGGAGGTGTGCCAGCTAAACCACCAGCGTTTCCGTTTATAGTCTCACCATCCTCAGCCCGATCTAGTGCGTTCCAGCCTCCAGCTCCGCCATATCCACCATTAGGTGTGCCAGCTTCCCCTCTTGTGTTGTTGTGGGCTGGGCCACCTTTACCACCTGTAGCTACTAAGGAAGCACTAAAACTTGAGTCTCCACCATCCCCACCTGCGGAGCCGATAAGCTCGGCACCTAGTCCGCCCAGTCCTACCATAGCTTGTATGATAGTTCCAGCAGTTATATTAAAAGTTCGCTCATCGTGGCCACCTGAGCCACCACCAGCAGAGCCAGGAAAAATGCCTGCTACCTCTAGGTAAGATCGTCCACCTCCACCTCCGCCAGCCTGAGCGGTTACAGTGATTAGCACATCATCAGGAAAATCTACGCCAGCTTCTACGTTACGTGTCACGTCAATTATAACAGGACTAACTGGCCCACTATACTTTTGCCATACTACGACACCATCAGCTATAACTTCAGTCATAGCTACACCATCCACGATAACATCGTCTTTAATCTCTACCCCATCAACAAGTAACTTCATAATGTTACTATAGTTAAGGTAGTCCCACTCACAGACATCTTAACATGACCAAATACGGTTTCGCTAGTTTTTAGAGCTGCGTGAGCGGTTATAGCATCAGCATTAACACCCTCAGCTGCTGTAGCTCTAGTCTCTTCATCTGAGATAGCAGTAGCATTAACTCCCTCAGCTGCTGTAGCTCTAGTCTCTTCATCTGAGATAGCAGTAGCATTAACTCCCTCAGCTGCTGTAGCTCTAG